TACGCGGTTCCCAGTTATTGATATGCCTGGCTGTGTCCGGGCCAGGATTGCTGTCGGGAGTGGAACAGAAACGTTTGAGGAAGATCCCCGCGGGAACGTGACTTTGTGCACCGGAGCCGTTCCGATCTTTGAAGCGCCTGACTACAGACCGCGTGACTTCACTTGGGTAGAGCCACCAAAGGCAGACATAAAAAAGCCGGAGTCGGCGGCTCCGGCCCAGGTTGCATCCCCTCAAGCGTCGGACGGCATCACCGACACCCCAAGGGTGCCCAAGGATCCACCGTGCCCACCCTTTGGAGCAAAAGAAATCGGATCGTTTAACAAATTAGGGACAAAGGTCCTTGCCGGTTATGAGCTGCAAGAGGGCAAGTGCGTAAAGCTTTGGGATCCTGTGCCTGTTAGGCAGGTCATCAATAACTATGTGCCTGACGCTGGGCCAACGGTGTCGATTGCGTTGACTGCTGCTTTTGCAACGACTGTGGCGATTTTTGCTAAGCCCATCGCGTCAGTGCTGCAGAAGCTGGCCAAGCCTCTAACTAAGAAGGTAGTGAAGAAGGTCAATCAGAAGCTTGGCCGTAAGGTAAAACCGGAATCTTTACAGCAGCGGCGGGTGATTCAGCGTCACCGGAATCAAGCCATTCGCGATCTGAGGCGGGCTCTGGGTAAATGATTTGGTGCGTGTGATCTTGGACGGGAACGGGCTTGAGGACGACATCAGCGCAGATGGAATAAAACGGCGAGGTCTTGGCAAAGCCGTAGCCACCCTTTATGGCCTCAGAGCAAGCCTTAAGCCTGCCCATCTCGTAGTTAAGGCGCTTGTCAGCTAGCGCCTGTTGGTACAAAGAGTTTTGGGATTCCGCCGCTTTTAGGCATTGGTTTAGAGCCCTGCGGTCCAAAGGCACTGAGATGGTGGCTGTGACGCCAAAGTTATTGCTGAAGTTTTGCCTGTAACCTGTCCTTTGCGGCTTGTAAAACAGGACCTTGCCAGGGTTGTCTGGGATGCCATCGGGTCCGTCTAGTCCCGTCTCTGGGTCAATCAGGCCAAAGTTGTCGCTATTGTCATAGACCGGCTCTTGATAATACTGATTGTCTGGATTGCCAAAAGAATGCGTAGACGAAACAAAGGGCGAGATGTTTAGCGTTGCTCCATCGCATTGGATGCCTGACCCGTAAAGGTAACGATGCTGCGCTGAAGGCGTCACCTGCACGGCCTGATTAACCACTGAACCACTGCTATTACTGACGGGCGCTGCTGTTGCACTGACTTGTGCTGCTGCCGGGGCGGTGTAAAGCAGGCTGAGCAGCAGAGCAGAAGCTGTCGCTCTCATTGGCTAAACGTGCTGGTGGAGTCGATGACTGTTTCGGTGATTGTCTCGCGGTCGATGATGACCTTTTCGATCAAGCCAGGCGTGTTGAGGGTCTCGACGAACTGAAATGCAGCACCTGGAACTGACTGTTTCCAGCTGGAGCGGCTAGAGAGGTTGATCTTGTTGCCGCTGATTGATGGGCTAACAATGCCGCTTGTTGGTTCAACACCTGTCCCGCTGACTGTGTACTCAAAACCGCTGCGATAGGACTCCGAGACGATCGACTCCTTGACAATCGTCTTGGACTCAGTGTGAGACGACACGATGCCCTGGCTGAAGTTAGGCACGACTGGAACGGCCATTGCCGACGATGGCAACAGCAGCAGAATGATCAGCCGTTTCACCGTGTCGTTAGCTCACTGATGACCTGACCGATTGCACTGGTGTTAGCTCCACCGGCAGTCACGGTCACAGCACCTGCAGTTGTGATGGTGCCAGCCAGAGTGCCAGCCGTTCCAGCAGCAGTAGAGGTGACATCACCAAAAGCAGGAACTGCACCGACTGTTGGAGCGGAGGTCGGAATGGTGTCTCCGATGGTGTAGCTGTTGGCAAAGCTGAAGGAGTTACCGCTGGTTGCTTGTGAGGCGGTAACAGTGGTCAACGCACCAACGCCCGCAGTGTGAGCACCCAGACCACCAACAACGCCAGCAGTGTTCCCGTCGGTAGTTGAAACTCCAGAGCCGCTGATGCTGTAGCTGTTTCCAACGCGAACAGCGCGAGTAGAAGCACCGCCAACCTCCAGTTGTACTGAGCTTTGAATTTTGTGGGTTAAATCAGCACGAGCAGGCAAAGCGGCTGCCAATGTGATGCCCAATACCAAAAGTGAGCGGTTCATTTGATGCCGGCTTTGGAATCTTTGTTCTCAACGATAACGCTCTTCTCCTCTTTCTTCTTCTGACCGTTGCGACCCACAGAGAGGCCATAGCTAGCAGCAGTTGAACTCAGCAAGGATGCGCTGAAAGTTACATCTATCGACTGCTTGAACATGCCTAGATAATTGGCTGTGATCACGCCCATAGCCCAGATCATGATGGTCAGGCGAACAAAGTCGCCAAGCCATCCATTGCTGTGGTCTTCCTGCTCCTCTGACTTCGTTTCCTTAGTCTCTGCCATGATTGAGCAAGTGTTAGGGGCGGGTCATGGTTGAAGTCTGGGCCGCCGTTGCTGGCGCGTCAATCACAGTGGCTGGTCTGGGCGCTTCAGGGATTAGCCGTCAAAGCCGTCAAGGTCAGGACTCATTGATCCGACTGACTGCTGCTGTCGATAACCTTGCTGGCCGTCTGGATATTTTGCACAACGACATCAAAACAAAAGATATGGAAGTCTTCGCCAGATTGAACGAACTAGAGCGTTCAGTGGCGCGACTTGAGGGTCATACAGATAGGCACTAACGTATTGGTGCTGTTGGATGTAGCCCAATGCTTTTAATCCTCAAGCCAATCCTGATGACCGCGTGGAAATCACGGGCATTCAAAGAATTGATTGTGGCGATGTTAGAGCGGATCGTTTCTCAAACCGACAACGACTTGGACGACCTTGCCGTAAAGCATGTGCGTGAAATGCTTTTACCTGACACCAGAGTTGACCACTAGACCGTGTCCGGCATCATCCAAGTGACCCTCTTGGTTATCGCCATGGGCCTCGCGTTGCTGCCGTTTTTTGAGTGGTACAAACCAGACGTGCCGCATCGCATGGCTGCCATCAAGCAGCTGGAGGATGCTATGCCCCCAGAATTATTGTCCGAGGATGCTGCCTGGTTTCAGGCGTGGAAGGCCAGTGGTATTGACCAGGAGGTTTATGTGCCTCGATACTTTCGACAGCTAGATCTGCCCGGCGGCGAACGCAAATGCTTCACGTCGGCCGCGGCCATGGTCGCTGCCTATTACAAAAAGGTCGCCACTCAGGAGGAGTACGAGCGGATTAGGGACAAATACGGCGACACCACCTCTGTCTTTGCTCACGTCGAGGCGTTGACGAGCTTGGACCTACAGGTCCGCTTTGTTGATAACGCTGACGCAGAAGACGTGATGGAGGCCATCGACGCTGGCATTCCTGTCTTGGTCGGCTGGTTGCATCAAGGCAACATGCTGCGGGGGGAGCCGCCAATGTGCGGTCATGAGAGTTGCGGCCACTGGTCGGTCCTGCACGGCTATCAATCGCGATATTCCTCAGACCCGAGCTGGCTTATGACTGACCCGGCTGGGCTGCCAAACATTGAGGAGGGTGGCCACAACCCTGCGCTTTCTGGCTATCGCGTCAGCGTGCGGCAGGCTGCATTTCATCAACGTTGGCAAGACCGTGGGCCTAGGAGCGGCTGGGCGATATTTGTCGAGGCACAATAGGTTGCACTTAAAAGCAGCGAATGACGGTTCTGTGTGACTGGGAGATCAAGGCTCGGTGTCAAAAAAGCCAGATGGTCGTCCCGTTTGACGCAGAGTTGCTGAACCCAGCCAGCTTGGATTTGCGCCTGGGTCTCTACCTGATGGTTGAGAACATCTGTGACCCTGAGCTGCTGCGGATTGATATCTCAGACAGAACAGAGGATGACCCGTTCCTGCTGCAGCCGGGTGAATTTTGCTTGGCTGAAACACTTGAGCTGTTTAACATCCCCGACGACATCAGCTGCCAATTTGTACTCAAGTCAAGCCGCGCACGATCTGGTCTTAATCACCTGCTTGCTGGCTGGTGCGACCCAGGCTGGCACGGATCGCGGCTAACTCTTGAGTTGAAAAACGAGCGGCTGCATCACCCGCTGCCTTTGTATCCAGGGCTGAAGGTCGGGCAGATGGTGTTTCACAGAATGACCCCACCGCTGCGCAGCTATCGCGAGACAGGCCATTACAACAACCACTTGACAGTCATGCCTTCCGTGGCATGACTTGATAAGAATCCTCAAGGCTATGGGCTGGGCTGACTGGATGGTCATCAACCAAAGCCTTGAGGAGGAGCTTGAGGTTGAACGCAGCGTTAGAGAGGTCTACAGCTGCGAAGACGAGGAGGCGTTAAAACAGCTTTGCGCTGGTCTCGTCCGACAGAGCTGGCATCAAGGCAAGCTGCTCAGCCAGGCAGTCACACGCATAGGAGAGCTGGACGCCAAGCTGGCTTGCTGGGATTAACCGTGCTTGCCGGTGATCCTTGACCTGTAGAGCCTGACGGCGGCCTCGTAGTGAAAGTTGGCCTGCCAATCAAACCGGAATCTGCGAACCATGCCTGCAGAGCAGACTTCCCAAAGCAAGGTCCCGTTTTCGTTGACCTGCTTGATGGTTGGCTTCATAAAAAAGGAGCGCGGCGGCGCTCCTAGTCTCTCGTTCGTCACAAGCTTAAAAGTCAGCGGTTGACGTGTCAGCTGGGCGGGGCTTGGCATCGCTGAGAGCCATCAGAAAATACTCATTGCCGCTTTCCTTGGCAGTGCGAGGCATCAGGTTGGCGCGCAGCTTGACGCACTCCTCGCCTTTAAGGTTCTCGCAGCGGTCTGCAGTCTTGACCCATTCGACAAGCTTGCGCAGCTCAGCCACGGGCACATCCATTAGTGCCCAATAGTGGCCGTCTTTCTTTTGATCTTTGTTGAAGTTGCCCCAGATGTTGAAGGCGTCGGGTGCGAAGTCAGGCATCAGTTGAAGAATTTAGAGATGATGGTTTGCAGCGCAGAGTTGATCACGCCGTGATGGCGTTGCTCTGCGTAGTGCTGCAGCTGGGCAGACAGTTGCTTGTCAAGGCGCACTTGAAAGTGCCCTGATCGTCGGTTCGCATCTGCCTTGGCTTGCTGTTCGCGTTTCTTGTCGTCCTCAGGCATTTTTCTGAATCCAAGCCTGATGCTTGCGGCTAGTGATTGCAGACGAGACCTTAGCGTTATCGCCTAGCTTGAAAGCAAAGCGGAACGACTTGCAGAAGTCCTCGCGCTTGCCAGGGCTCATCTCGCCGATAAGACCCACGAGCATGTTGCGCTCTTCTGTTGTCAGCGGTTGATCGTCCTTGGCAACGCCTTCAATGGCTGGCGTTGCCTTGGCTTTCTTTTCCTCGCGGTGTGGGTTTTCAACCTCTTCCCGCGCCCAAAGCTGCCAACCAAGGCCAAACTGTGCTGCAGCTGCTGTGCAAAGACAGCGACGATGGCTGTCAGTCAAATCGCGTGCGCTGACCTTGTCAAAAGGAATCGCGTTGTTGCGATTGTCCATGATGGCCTGAGGGAAGTCAGGCGTTCTTTGACCGTCTGGGCCGCTGAAATATCCAACGACATAAGCAGTGCCGTTAGGTGCTTGCCAAACGTGGCTGCTATCAACGTAGTGAGCGAGGTGAAACTGCCAACCAGGCGCATGGTCATGCAAGAGGTGCATCGTGCGGCACCAGTTGATGTAATCCGCCTTGTAGCTCCCTGTTCCTTTCTGGCTGACATCATCAGTGGTGATGACAGTCGCCAAATTAGGAAAGAGCTGTGACGGTGATGATGGCACCGAGGAAGTCATCTGTTTGATACCTTTTGGTTGCGTAAAGGGAAACGATCTGCGAATCGTTTTTGAGCAGGACCTGGGCGACTGCGTCACCGATGGAATCTGCCACACCCCTGCACAGCTTGTCGATGTCAGGGGTTTTGGTGTGATGCAGCGGTGCCGAGGCTTTTAGTTGCCCGGCATTTTTGCCTGTGCCGTAATGCGACAACGGGCGAGGAAAGACAAACTCACAACGCAGTGAAACTGCGGCGTTGATGTCCCAATCTTCAGGCTTGTGACGATGTGCAGCAGCAGCAATGTCACTGCGCCAGCTGGCAAGAGATTCCGCGTTGTTAGCAACAACACG